TCCTCTTAGAGATCGCTTTAGCCTTAGCTTTAGCGTCTTCCTTGGACGTTGCGCCCCAAGCTCTAAGAGAAAGTAAAAGTCGGGTAGGCTTTCCATCTTTCATCTCAGCGCCAGGCATATTGCCCATTCGTGCTAAAAAGGATGCCCTACGAGGGTTATCTCCCGACTTGACTGGTGGTTTTAAATTGCCACCTGTTTCTGTATTATACGATGCTCTGCCTTTAGCATTCAAGCCCCCTTTGGGGTTTTGATGCGCTTTTAAGGTCATTTCTTTTTAGCAGTCTTAGCTGCTTGCTTAAATGCCGCCTCAGTAGGTGCGCCTTTAGAACCAACCTTACGCATCTTTTCCTTAGAACCCGCTTTGATGCGTTCTTGTTTGGCATTGATGTTAGCGTAGAGACCTTGTTTCATTTCTTACCCTTTGGTTTAGACATACCCGCTTCGGATAAAGCAATAGCCAAAGCCTGTTTTGGGTTAGTGACAACCTTTTTATTGGTAGTCAACTTGCCCTTGCCAAACTCAGTCATCACCTTGCTGATCTTCTTTTGGGCTTTGGTCTTCATATCAGTACAAGACCTTTGCGGTGATTGTTCCAGACGTATAAGCAGTGCAGTTGGCTCGCAAATACTTAGGAGCGTTTGCAATAGTAACAATGCCATCAGCAGTCAATGCTGTGCCAATGGTTGCGTATGTTGTGCCATCCAAACTACCTTGCAAAGCAACAGTAGCTGTTGTAATGCCAACAACTTGAAGGAATGCGGGTTGACCAGCATCAGCTTGGACTGCTTTTGATGCACCAGTTGCAACAACGGCACTAAGAAGCGTAACGGGAGAAGTTAAAGAAGACATTATTTACCTCGTCCAGACTTTTTCATCATGTTAGTAGCAGTACGACCACCACGGGTAGGCATACCTTTAGGCTTACCAATAGCAATCATTACAGTGACAGGCATAGATTTCTTCTTGCCATACTCTTTGGCTTCTTTCTCGCCTTTTTCTGTGTATGGGAATTTTTTGTTTCCAACTTGGGGCATATAAATCCTTATCGAACTAGCTTGGTTGCAATAAAAGAAATGACACCGCCAACAACAGAGGCGATAGCCATTCCAACGAAAAAGCCACCTTTAGATTTGTTAGCCATCTCTAAAAGCGTTTTAATATCTTGGCGAAGTGCATGGACTTCTGCTTGTAAAGCCTCAACTTGGGCTTCTAGCTTACCAAATTCTCTTGGATCAATTTCCGACATTTGAAACCTCTTTTTTTGGTCTGCCCAACTTGGGTTTGTCTTCAACTTTCTTTGGAGTTTCCTCAACAAGAACGTATCCTTGATGACCTTCCATGCTATCAATATCATGCTGATAGGTGAAAGTTACTGTGTTTCCCGACTGTAAACAACGAAAAGTAGCCATAAAAACTCCAAAAAAAGGGGGGTATTAGCCCCCTTTAATTAAACTGCACGAGCCACAATAAGGTTCAATGTAGTTGATGCCAAGTCTACAGAACTGCCTGTAGGATTGTAAGTCACGATAGTAACTGTATTAGCGGCTGAAACATAGGCTCTACGAACCAAACCTGCTTCAGAAACGCCAATTGCCATACCGATAACCATGTCGCCCAAAGCAACGCCTGGAACTGTTACTGTATCTGTAGCGGTTGCAGTAGTGGCTACTGATGCGCTATCAAGAGTACAAGTAACATCCCAAGTGTCTGTAAATAGACCACGGAATTGGTCATTACCCCTGCGGGAAACGACTGCTGTTGCTGCTGCCATAATAAATCTCCTTAATGTAAAAAACCCCCCACCCGAAGGCGAGGGGAAAGGTTGTTATCAAGAAGGAACAACCAAGGCAAACATGGAAGAAGACAAAGCTGCACCAGTTGTAGCGGCACTACGCAATGCGGCAACGCCATACAAAGTGTCCGATGTGAACAAGGTAGCCAAGTAGTCTTGCTTGTACTGAGTTTGTGAACGGATGCCCACTTGCTCAACCAAAACCATAGCGTCCTTGTGACCCATCAAGCAGACACGAGCAATAGCAGAACCGCTTGTTGGGAAAGCAGCAGTTGCAGATGCAGAGTCAGCATTGCTAGATGTGAACACGGGGATACCATATAGGTTGCCGATTTCACCAGTGCGGATTGTATTGCCATTACCCACAAAAGCCTGTTCTGTGTAACGGGAAAGACCCATCAACGTATTGCGGCTTGAAGGAGGAATAACAAAGAAACGACCATCCATAGGAGTGTCATTGTCATCCAAACGCTGAATAGTACGACGAATAGCCGCATCGGTCAGAGCAGAAGCATTACCAGTATTGGTGTTAGCTGTGTAGTCAAAAGCTGTAGTGCCGTCACCACCAATAAAGGCAGAGCCGTACTGTGCGCCTGTAGAACCACCATTAGCAACACGACCCAACTGGATCAAGCTAGTGTCTACTTGCTTGGCAAGCGCATAGCCCGCATCAGCAGTGTAGAACTGGCGCAAGCTATTCAAGGCTTGTGCTTCAACGATGTCCTCGATGAAACGTGAGTACTCAAAGTGCTTGTTAATGTTAACAGTAACTTCTGTCTCAGTATCGGCAATCAGAGTCACGGCAGTAGATGCCGCTTTTGCTGAAGCGTTACCACGGGTAGGTGCGGGAATATGTACTACATCACCCTTCTTACCCTTGAAGTTCATCTTCATTACGATGTTAGCCAATACAAGGTTTTTCTTGTAAGCGGCTACGATTTCATCAGACCAGATTTCTGGGATGAATTTGTCTGCGGTTGTTACTGTAACCGCTGGTGTTGGATATGCCATAATTAAATCTCCTAAAGTTTAACGAACCCGACCCTCTTGATAGGCTTGCATGATTTCTTCACTTAAAGCGTCATATCTAGTTGGGTCTTGCATTTTGAGCCGAATAAGGTCAGCCCTTCTGTATACTTTCTTTGATGATTCACCAGAACCACCTATATCAACACCTACTGCTTTTAAGTTCTGCTTGCGAGTTACCTCGCCATCATCACTCGTTTGCTTCTGTTTAACAGAACGTAGCTGTTTATAGGTAGATAGCAATTCATTGGCTGAGTCGAAATCATATCCAGAATCGGCTTGCTCAAAAATTCTTATGCGAACAGGGCTAGACTTTACCCAATTTGCAAAGTCCTGATCTTTAGCAATTTCGCCAAAGTCGGGATGTTCTTGCGCTAACCTTTGCTGAATTTGCGCCCTTTTCATTTCTAGCGTAACTTGTCGTGCCGCTAGGATGTCAGGGTGATTATCAACAGTCCTTTGAACCGCCTTCTGTGGATTCTCAAAGAAATCTACTTCAGGCTCATCCTGTCTAGTCTGTTGCTGTCGTGAACCAAGGTTCTGCTTGATAAGTTCATCGGCTAACTTTCTGACCTCGCCTACTTCCTGTGCTTGCTTTCCAATTAGCTTTTCAGCCTCTTGGTGCATCTTCACAATCTCGTCTAAACTTTTTTCCCTGTATTTCTCAGGAAGTTCAGGCTTTTGCTCGATCTTCTGTTGTTCAATCTCTAACTCGCCAAACTCTTCTTTTTCATCATCAATCAACATACTTTTTCCTTTTCCTGCCGTCAATCGGTTGTAGGAGATTCAACTCGGCATAATTGCTTATGAGTTGAGTTTCTGCTCTGCTTTTAATCTATCTAAGTGACTTTTCTCGAACCTTCCATGCGCTGATGGAAACGTCCCAGACCACCCTTCTAGCTTAAAAGCTGGTGCAGATAAAATGCGATGAGTCTCCTCACCACAATCACACACAAGACTTGTTAACTCATAATCAACAAATCTCTCTGTCTTATGCCCGTTTATACAGGCAAATTCATACATTCTTCTCATTTAAGTCCTCAAATGCTCTTTCGCTGACTTGTTTCAAGTTCTTCAGCCAAATTAGTATTGAATACTCACCTTTTCTGAATTGTAGACTTTTTTCGTCTGCAATTGTTGAGATATTATTCAAAGGCTCTATCATTTTGTCAACATCTTCCATTAAATCTATCCACCCTTGAGTGGACATCATGGAAAATCTCTCGTCATAGTACTTCTGAAGTGATGGCTCAAGTTGCATTAGATTTTTCCAAATATTCGTGTAGTCTAACCAATGTTTCTAAATTATCTTTGACCAATCCTAAAGCCCTATTGCAATTACCGCAAAGAAGACCTCTTACTTTTCCCGTTACATGGTCATGATCAACATGTAACTTTTTTTCTAAGATATTTTGGTGTAAACCGCATCCAGCACAACAAAATCCCTGATTTTCAAGCATTTGCTCATAATCTTGGTTTGTTATCCCATAATTCTGCAAAAGTTTCCAATTCCTGATCTTATCTTTTGTTTCAGGCTTATTCCTATATTTTTCTCTCGCAGCTATACAGGATGGATGCTCTTTAGTCCTTTGTTTACACGCCTCTTTGTTCTCTTCATAGTACTTTTTAGAAGATTCTTTACGCTTTTGTTTGGCTAAATCTTCTGGATTCATTGTCTAGTCATCTGCTTTTCAACAATCTTAGCCTTATTCTGAATATCAGCTTCTTTAAGCATCAATTCAGCAACTTTGACACGCTTATCAAACTCTTTTGAAGCCAAAGCGTCATCAGAAGGTAGATTCTTGGTATTAGCCGCCATACTCTTTGCTTGCAACTCAATAGGCATCAATTGCGCTTCAGTCAATAACTTTTGCGCTTCAGCCTTGTTCTGCTCTGCCTGTGTAGTTTGGACAGCAATCTGTGCTTGAGCCAGTTGCATAGCCAATTGTTGTTGCATCTGAGCCGCTTGTTGAGCCTGTGGATCAGCTGTAGCCATCTTGTCTAGCATCTCAATCAACTCAAATCTGTTTGACAGAGAAGAATTAGCCATGATGCCCTTCAAAAT